TCTTGGTGGTGGTCGTGGTGGACTTCTTGCCGAAGTAGCCGCCCACCGGGTCTTTGCCGGTGCGGGTGGTGTAGTTGGCGTAGGCTCCGGCAGCGCTCGAACCGATCTGCAGGGCAGTTGCCCAGCCACTCGGGCGGGTGCCAGGAGCGGTGGCGTTCATCTGGCCCATGGCCTGGTTACGGGCACCAGCCATCTCGGAGTTGAGCTGGTCGAGCGTCCAGTCGCGGTTCTGCTCGATGTTGCTGATGTCACGAGATGCAGTAGCGCCGATGTCAGCCAGGATTGACTGGACGGAGAAGCCAGAGACTCCAGCCTCACCGGCTGCTGCATAGGCCGAGGACATCTGCCGTACCGACTCGCGGCGGCGCTCCTCGATCTGCTGGGCAGCGCTTTGGGCCTCTTGCTGCTGGCGGTTCTGGATAGCGATATAGCTGTCCCGCAGGGCAGCATGGGCGTTGCGTTGATTCTGCTCGTGCTGCTTGGTTTGCATCTTGGCAGCCACAGACTGCTGTTGATGTCCTGCCACGGCAGATAGCGTGCTCATCACACCCATCGTGATGGAAAGGGGATCACACATTAGCGTCCCTCCAGGGGAATCAACTTGGCGAACTCATAGAACCTGTGGCCGTTGAAGTCGAACTCACGCAGGAACGTGAACCCGGCCCACTTGAGCCACCGGATGTGGACTTGGTTTTCCGCGTGGACGGCGTTGGCCAGTACGCGGTAGTGCTCTCGGATACGCGCCAGATACGGACGGGTCTCGCGCAGGATCTGAACCCAGTGATCCTTGATGGCGTCGGTGGCCATCATCCAGACGTACCCCAGGTAGGGTTCATCGGATGGGCAGGTGCCCCAGATGATCTGAGGCTTGTCCTGCGCATCGACTGCCACGAAGCAAGGATCAGGCGAGTCGACCCCAACCAGCAGGGCTTCCAGGGGATCTTTCCGCCCCACTGCTTGGAGTTCTCGAAGGTCAGCTTGGCGAAGACGCGGTGCCATATCGACGGCATCCTCATGGGTTGCTCGTCGAACGGTGAGCATCACAGTCTCCTTGAACGAATGACGTAGAACGCCTCCCATTCGGCGCTCAGGAAGAAGCATGGGAGGTAGCTGTCGTTGACCAGTTCGATCTCGACCTGATCGTTCTTGGCCATGACGGGGAAGCTGAACTTGCCTTCCTCGATAGCCACTTGGCCCAGGATGTTCCGACCGGAGCCGACCACACGCCCCGAGAAGATGTACCTGTAGGTATCCCTGCGGAACGGCGTCACCTCGGCCCGGAAGTACCCGGCGTTGTTGTAGAGCACCGACATTCTGCGGAGCTGGATGCGGCCCTCACCGATGGTCAACTGGCCCCCGCCGATGGCCTCCTCCTTGATGACCAGGGTGGAGAACCGATAGCGGAAGGTGTACGGCTTGCCGATGTAGAACGGCTGGCCCCGCCAGTCACCCTTGAAGCTCAGCACCGAGAACGTCCCGCTGTTGTTCAAGGTGTAGTCGCTCACCACGACCCCAGGAACTCGGGAGCCTCCAGGCGCGGTGACCAACTGAACCGTCTCACCAGCGCGTAGCTTGTAGGGCAGCGTGACCTGGGTGATGTCGTCCGCCTCCAGGGCCGGGTCGTTCTCCTCGAAGATCACCGTGCAGCGTTGATCGGTAACCATGCTGTCGAGGTGAACGGCGATGTTCCAGTTCGGCTCGATTGCCCCAGGTTCGAGGTTGATGACCTCAAGGTGAAGCCCATCGCTTCGCCGGATGACGAAGTACAGGCGGGACTCGATGAAGTCGCAGTTGAGGATCTGATCGCTTGGGTGGAACTCCCAGCGCGACCAAGACGACTGCAGCTTCTCGCCGTTGCTCCAGTAGTACTTGTAGACCCAGGCGCAGTTGCGCTGCTGATCCGAGAGCACCGCCACGCAATCCTCGTTGGAGCTGGCAGCGATCTTGAAGACCCCACCTGGGATGTACTTCGGCACATGGCCGGTGATGTCAGCCGCGTCTTCGGACTCGGTCTCGCCATCCACGAAGTACTCCCGCAGCCCCGTGAAGGTGCCCCGGTTGACCGCGAAGTAGATGTATCGCCCGGCCCCCACAGGTTTTGCACGGAGAGAGCATTCGTACTCCGTCGTCTGATTCACCGAGATCGTGTCTGGGGTGAGCACGTCAGCGTTCCCGAGCTGGAACTGCGTCTTGTCGCTGAACAGCAGCATGGTCTCGTTGAACGGCACCGCATGGCGCAGGATCGAGACCTTGACGTGGGACACCCCGATGTCGATGGGATCGGTGTCCAGGGTCGACGTTGCCGTGCCCCGGAAGAACGTGAAGTACTCACCGGAGCGGGAGAAGACGATGTTCTCGTCGCTGATGAACCCCAGGCGGTTACGGTGGAAGAAGATGTCGTTGAGCGGTCGCCCGACGAAGGACGGCAGCGGGTTGCTGTCCAGATCACCTACCTTCCGGTTCTCCCAATCGGCGCGCTTGAAGGTGAACGTCCCGTCAGCGTTGCGGATCAGCACATGCGGCATGGTGGCCGCGTCCAGGCCGACCGACTCGCCTCCCTTGAGGGTCTCCTTCCAGACACCCTGGCTGGTGCCGGTGCCGGTCACGTCATAGCTGACGTAGTAGTTGTCGAACGAGGACGACTGGTCGCCCACGATCTCCACCGTGAAGCCAGCCACTGCGCGGGCCGGGAGGTTCGAGAACCGCTGGGCCTTCTGGGCGATGACCTCCAGGCCATTGTCCCCGATGGAGTCATCGGAGCTGATCGTGAAGGCAGCCCCATCGTTACGCTTGATGTGGATCGTCGAGCCATACCGGACAACAGACCAGCCTGTGCCTAGCGCAGAGCTGATGCCGCTGGTGAGTTGGGTGGCGATGTGATCGGTGGTGACTTGGTTGACGTGCGCAGCCTGGGAACCATCAGGTGCCGTGAAGCTGGCCGTCTTACCATCCACCGTCAGGATGTACTTGGCCCCGTAGGCACCTTGCTTGACCCAGGCCAGAGCCTCGTAGGGACGGCTAGGGGTCAGCGTGGTGGATTCCTTGGTGGCGACCTTGGTGTTCAGCACGAAGGTGTAGTCCGCAACGGTGACGCACCGGAACTCCTCTGCCGGGTTGGCCGAGGACAGGTAGGTCTTGCCGTTGGGGAACGTCACGGTCTTCTCCACGCCGTTCAGGTCGAACACGCGAAGGTTGCCGTTCTGGATGATGACGATGTACTGCTCGACAGCGTCGCGGTTGATGGTATGGATGAACAGGCTGCCGGTAATGTTGGGCAGCTTGGCCAGATGGCGAGTACCGGGGCGCTTCCGCAGCCCTTCGACCACAGATGAGTGGGCGTTGATTTGCTCCTGGCATTGAGAGGCCAGACGCATCGCATAGGGCTGCTGACTCACCCCATTCACCAAGTTGGGAATGGTCGTGGAGATCAGGCTCATGGTTAGCGATCCAGTACCCGGAAGACCGAGTAGTTGTCGGACAGGATGTTGTAGTCAGCCGTGTCTGCTTCCATCTCCTTGAGGGTCACCAGGGCGCGGGTTTCGTCGACGGTCGAGAAGCTGGACAGCTCGACTGAACCCAGGACGCGCTCTTGGAAGATGCGGGAGGCACGGATGGTGATGTACTGGCGGGCGGCTTCCGGCAGCTCCTCGAAGGGAAGCTGGGTCACCATGTCCACCCGCACCGCCTTGTTGATCTGGTAGGTGTGGTTGCGGCGGTCGTAGAGTCGCTTGCCACGAACCACCACGTCGATCTGGTCGTCAGGACTGACCGTGTCGCAGCGGAGTACCCCGATGGGTAGCTCGCACTCACCCTCTTGGTTCGGGGTCAGTGGGTAGCCCTTATCGGTGTTCCAGTGCCAGCCCCTGGCCTGGACTTCCCGGTCAACCGAACGGAGGATCTGGCGGGCCATCACTGCGTCGATTACGCCGCTGTCCTCTACGGTACTGATCGGGGCTTCACCGATGGTGGAGAGCATCGTGTTGATGGCTTCCAGCTCAGTGGTTGGAGAAATCATGGAACCCCCATAAGAAAAAAATAGGAGAGCCATTTCTGGCCCTCCTATGCGATGGTGGATAGTTGCTTACGCAGTTGCGCTCGACAGTTCCACTGCAGCCTCCGGGCGCAGGACGCCGTGACCAACCGCGTACTTGGCAACCATCAGGGTGCCTTGACGAGCGATTTGGTACTCGGACTCCATGCCCAGGTCGAGCAGCTTCACAGTGCCGATTGCCGACGGGTGCATCACCAGACCGACAGTCTTGGAGAAGTCACCGGCGTACTTGTCACCAGTGCCAGCGTCCAGGGAACCTGCAGCGACAACGGTGTTCGGCAGGTTGTTGGTCTTGACGATGGTGATGCCAGCAACGCGGATCACGTTGCCGCCAGCGTAAGAACCTTCGCCACCCCAGTCGCGGTTCAGAACCTTGGTCGACTTCGCCAGGGCGTAGAACTGAGCCGGGCGCACGAACAGGTAGCGCTCGTCAGCCGGTACGTCCTTCTCGTCGAGGATGCGAGCAGCCTCGAACATGGCGTCTGCCAGGGCATCGCCGTTATCAGCGACCACGTTGTTGATGGTGGTGCCACCGAACTGATCCGGGTCGTTGATGGTCTTGGCGGTGCGGGCAGCCAGCACACCAGTTTGCAGGATGTGCTTGTCCATGGTGTTCGCCAGCTTGGCACCCATCTCGCGGGTGTAAACCGAGCGAACGTCGTAGTGGTTCTTCGCCTCGTCGATGTTGGCGATGAAGGTCGGAGCGATCAGGAGTTCATCAATAGTGATGACCTTCTCGGCGTGCTTCAGGGTGCCGCCCAGAATCTCCTGGCCCGGAGTGTGGTAGTAGGCGCTCGCGCGGCCCATTACCGGGAATTGAGCAGACTTGCCGTTGGCGATGGTTCGCACTTGGTGCTTGCCCATCATCACGTTGGTCTTCTCGAAGCTGGTCAGAACTTCACCAGCAAACACTTTCAGGAACAGAGCATCGACAGCGCCGCTGCCGTTGATCTGACCCAGACGCGAAACGATAGCGTCAGCCATTTGTTACCTCGTGAACGATTGATGAGAGTGGGTTGCTCCCAGCAGCCATCCACGCGCTGCGCACAAGGTTGTCCTTCCAGCTCCACCCGCAGGTGGGCCAGTTGGGCCGAGGCTCGTGCATGAAATGCTTTGGGTGCTAAGTCACCGGCTTTGCTGCCAGTGCGACTTGGGGCACTCGTCGTTCGAGGTAGGGGGGTTGCCCAGTAACGTCATCACGACGTGCTAGGGCTTGTGCAGTTTCCGTAGCTGCACCCGGAGATACAGGATCACCTCCTTCTCTATGGGGTTTGGCTGGCACGGCAGGACTCGAACCTGCGACCGCCCGGTTAACAGCCGGGTGCTCTACCATCTGAGCTACATACCAGTGAAGGCTCCGTGATTCGGCAGACGGAGCAAGCTGCCTAGCGGCCCCACGATTTGAGCGTGGCCTTAGATACGCGGGTGACGGGGAACCCGGCCAGAGGCTTGGGGGCGATGGAATCCTGGGAAAAAGCGAGGCCGACAGGAAGTCAGCCCCGAAGTACCAACCAACAGGAGAGATCGGAGAACGATCTTGTTCTCCATAACTGTGTGGTAATTACCGGAGGCAGAACTTCTCCCACTTGAGGTTGTGGGCGAAGACCTCCTGCTTGGTCGTCGGGGTGTCGTCTTCATGCCAACTGATAGGCTTCACCCAGGAGCACTCATCGACTGGCGCGTTGGTAGCGGCGCATCCGCTCAAGATCAGCGTCAGACAGGCCACCACGAGCCACCTGCAGGTCAATCTCATGGGCTTCTCCACGGCGCTGTTGCTCGGCCTCCATCGCCTCCAGGCGCACCTTGCGCTCACCTTCCTGGCGCAACTTGTCGTCACGCAGGAGGGTGAGCACCATGGTGGCTAGTTGGAGGATCGACTGGAGCGCCTTGAGGAACGCCTTCACAGCTTCTCGCCGGGCAGCTCCTTGGCCTTGCGGGTGACAACGCCAGCGAGCGCTTCGACGACCTTGTAGACCTTGCCCACGATCTCGTCGTCTTTCGGGGTCGGGGTCAGGTTGACGATGGCCAGGGCCATGGCATGGGCAGCCACGATGACTGCCAGGATGCCGTCCCAGTTTTCGAGGACAGTTTCGATCATGGTTCACCTCAGAAGATGTTGGAACGAGCCAGACGGGCCTCTACCTCGCGGCGGTAGGCCGGGTCTTTCTCATAGCGGGGGTCTTGCATTGCTGCGGTCAGTTGAGCCAGGGACTCGTAACCACCGGCACCGCCACCGTTCTGGCCATTGACCAGCTTCGGATCGGAGCCGACTGCCTTCTGGTAGCGGTACGCCAGGGACATCACGGCACTGCGCACGGTGTCCATGTCGCCGCTCTCGACAGCCAGGTTGTAGCGGTTCAGGTCTTCCTTGCTCAGGTTGGCCAGTGCCCACTGCGACATGGCCTGGAAGGCTTGCTCGCCGCCGACCTCTTGGAAGATGGCGTCACGGGCGCGCTCGGCCTCAGCTTCCACGCCAGCGATGTACTGGTCGACGTAGGCACGCGGGATGCCATCCTTCTCCAGTTGGGCGTAGTGGTCTTCGGACAGACCGCCGTTGGCCTCGTAGTGGGCAGACATCTCCTCGATGTCGAAGCCGTTCTTCTGGGCCAGCTCGTCGAGCTTCTCGGGGGTCATGTCGGTGACATCCGGCTTGGCCGGTTCCTGGGGCTTCTGGCCCAGCTTGCGCTCCAGCTCCTGATACGCCTTGGCCAGATCGTCGACGGACTGGAACTTGCCCAGCAGAGGCTCTTGCGGTTTCGGCGCGTCGTTGCCCAGGTTCGCCAGCTCGGCGTTCTTCTGGTCAACTGCAGCGGCCATGGCTGCATCGTGGCCAGCCGGGGCTTCGCTGTTCGGGGTGCCTTGGGTGTTCAGGACTTCAGCCATTTGGTTCTCCTCTTAGTGGTAAACGATCACGAGGCCGCTGCCGGTCTTCTCCACGCGCTTGCTGGCCTCTTGGGGTTGCTTGTTGGTTTCAGCCGCAGAAACAGAAGGGGCCGCCTTGCGGCGACCCCCTTTGGTTTCCTGGCTGGTGACTTTCGGTTGAGCTTCGTCAGCCATTTGGTTCTCCTCTTAGTGGTAAACGATCACGAGGCCGCTGCCGGTCTTCTCCACGCGCTTGCTGGCCTCTTGGGGTTGCTTGTTGGTTTCAGCCGCAGAAACAGAAGGGGCCGCCTTGCGGCGACCCCCTTTGGTTTCCTGGCTGGTGACTTTCGGTTGAGCTTCGTCAGCCATTCTTCACACCTGCCTTGACTACTTCGGTTGCCATTCCCATACCGCCCTGGGCGAGCATTTGGCCTAGCTGGGCCATCTGTTCTTCCTGGGCTTGCTGTTGCTGCATCGCCTTGACTTCCTCCTCGCTGCGCACCAGACCCTTCATATCCAGGCCAAGCGCTGTACCGCGACGGGTCATGTAGTCCCCGACGTTGAGGTAGCGAGCGACCACCTCCGGGCCGAACGTCTGGTTCACGCCCTGGATGAAGGCATCGAGCTTGTTCAGGTCGTGCCCACGGCCAAGGGCTTCCAGGCCGGTGGTGATGGTCGGGCGGACGGTGTCCTTCGGGAGTGCCGGGATCTTCTTGCGCTTCTCCAGTTGCAGGATCAGGCGCTGCACCAGGGGGAACTGGAACTCCTGGGAGAGGATCGAGTAGACGCCGCCCAGGGCATCCTCCAGTTCACCGGCCATGTACCGAATCTCCTCGGCGGTCACGCGCTCGCCACCACGCTGAACGGCGGTGTTGAGCAGGAACGCAAAGGACAGCCGCTGGCTGATCGCCTCGATGGTCTCGAAGGCGATGCGGAAGTCAGCAAACTTCTCCACCTGCAGAACCGTCACGTCAGCGGCGTTGCCGGTGCGGACAGCCCCGTTCGGGGATTCGGTCAGGGTGCGCTGCTCGGTGGTGCCATTGGGGTTCACGAGGAACAGCACCTTGGCAGCGGCAGCCGAGCCTTCGACGATGGCCTGGGTCAGGGCTTCCAGCGACCGGAGGTCACCGTAGTACTCCTCGACGTAGCCACGGCCATAGTCTTCGCCGTCGATCTTGGTGAACCGCAGGGCCAGCCACGGGGACTTGTCCAGCGGATAGGTGCCCTCGGTGCCTGGGACACGCTCACCCTTGACCTCTTGGTAGATCCGCCACTGGTTACCGTCCCGGTAGATCCGGGTGTACAGCTCCAGGGTCTTCTCCTTGGTCAACTGCGGGGCGTCCTTGAGCTTGGCCAGGAAGTCCTGCGGCAGTGCCTCGGGCGAGACCACGTCCTGCACGATGATCTCCAGCACGTTCCCCATGGGGTCACGGCGGACGACGTAGCGATCCAGGCGGTAGACCTTCATACCTCCCTCGGGGGCGAGGTACAGCAGCACGTTGCCCGCGACGAGCAACTGCTTGAGACCTTCGCCGGTCGAGACGCGGATGGCCTGGGACTCGATGTCGTACATGACAGCACGCTCGATCTTGCCCAGGGCTTCCTCAACCTCGGCCCTCATGCCCTCTTGCTGGGTCATCTGCTCCAGGGTGTAGTCGTCCACCGTCAGCCGGAAGAACGGACTGTTCGGCGGCATGAGTGCCAGGAGCAGCTTCGAGGAGAGGTTGTTGACGCCGCGAGCACCCAGCCCCTGGAACGGGGTCGGGAGCTTGGTGTGCGGGGAGTGGTTTGCAGGAGGAAGGAGCGACGGGATGGTGAGTTTGGCAGCTTCTCGTGCGCGTTGAAGGAATGGCTCACGGAAGCTGATCAGGGCGTTGTAGCGCCCGCCAGCCGTTTGTTCCATACGCCTCCTTGATTAGCCCACCGGAATGTTCAGGCCACTGCCGGTGTTGGCTCCACCTGCGTTGTTCAGGTCGATACGCAAGCCATTGCGGCGATTGCGCTTGCGGGTGCTCAGCTCCTCGGGGGTGCTGACGCCTTCCGCGTTCTGTTCAGCCTTCGGTGCCTCCTGGGCCGGAGGGGCTTGCTCGACTACCTTGGGCTTGTCAGCCTTGATGCCGAACACCGCACCACCAACGGTCTTCGAGACGACCTTCTTGATGGACTTGGTGACGGACTTGAATGCTTTCTTGATGCCACCCACTGGTTAACACCTCATCACAGTCATGGTTTCGGTCAGGCCATGCCGGGCGTAAAGCCGTCGGATGGCCGCTTTGTTGCTGGCTGCGCGTGTGCCGAACTCACAACCTCTTGCCCCGTGGAGCAGCGCGAAGGTCTTCATCACCTCGAACACCTCGGACAACCGGGTGCTCCCAGTCCCTACTCGTAGCAGGTACTCCTCGGTGAGCACAAAGCCACGGGCGTACCACTCGGAGGCTTTCGAGTAGCCGATCAGGTAGTCGGAGTTGATGAGGACGATGTGGTGGTCTCGAAGGGAGACCTCTGCAGCTTCGTCTGCGGACAGTAGCCACTGGCCGTAGTCGGCCTTGTGGATGTCGAAGTAGAGCTTCATGGCCTCCCGAACGGTTGGCTCGATCTGCTCACGGGTCAATGGGGTTGGGGTTCCAGCATCCAGGCGCAGATACTGGGGGATGAACACGGCTACCTACAGGCGGTAACCGCCGAACTTGCGCTCCTCCTCGTTGCGGTCGAGGTCGATGCGCAGCTTGTTCCGCAGCGGGGTCTTCTTGGTACTGAGGTTGGTGTCCTCGTTCTCGGGGACGCCTTGCTCATCGGCGGCAGATTTCTCCGGTGCCGGCGGCGCTGCTGCGGGGGTGCTGGACTTCATTTTTGGGGTCTTAACGAAGCACATGAGTGTTCTCCAACACGTTCTCTTGCTGTTGCTCATACACGCGACGGAGCAACCGGATTACCCGGCGCTCACCTACGCGCATCCAGATTTCACGCTCAGACCACTCAGGCTCAGGACAACGCTCTGGGAAGCGCTGCTCCAGGGCATCGAGTAGGTCTTTAGGAATCACAGGTAGTTGATCCATAAGTTATCCCTATGAGTGTTTTCCCTGTCCTCCAAGACTGTGTGGTAATTGACCGGGGGTCATTCCCACCCCCAGTCACCCTCCATACCCTTGTGGTTGTAGTCGGTCACACGGCCCTCGAAGAAGTTCTTCTGGTTGTCACCGGAGACGATGTGGTCGACCCACGGCAACGGGTTCTTCTCGATCCCCCAGTTCGGCTTGAGGCCGAGCTGAACCAGACGGCGATCCGCGATGAAGCGGATGTACTGCTTGACCTCCTCGGGGGTCAGCGCCCTCGGCCCACCCAGGGCGAACGACAGGTCGATGAAGCGATCCTCCAGGGTGACACCCTGGCGGTACATCCCGTACATCGCCCGCTTAAACGCATCTGTGACGATCTCCGGGTGCTCCTCGCAGTGACGCCGGAACAGCGCCGCCATGATCTCGACGTGCTTGGTCTCGTCGCGGATCGACCATTCGACGATCTCGCACATGCCCAGCATCTTCGAGCCAGCCTCGGGGCGCTGGTAGTTCAGGAGCTGGACGAAGGCCGAGAACAGGCTCATACCCTCGTTCATCACTGTGCGGGCGATGTTCAGTCCCATCTGCATCGGGCCTGGAACCACGGCGAAGTCCTGCATGAACTCCGCTTTGTCTGCCATCTCCTCGTACTCAAGGAACGCCCGGTACTCACTCTCGGGTAGGCCGAGGGTGTCGTTCAGCAGCGCATAGGCGCGCATGTGGGTCGACTCCCGGTTGGCGATGGACAGCAGCGCCATGCGGGCTTCGTTGTTCTTGAAGTACGGCAGGAACACGTCGACGTAGGAACCGCCCACGATCTGGTCGCTCTGGGTGAACAGGCGCAGGATCTGGGTGATGTGGTTCTTCTCGACCGGGGTGATCGTCCCGTCCTTCCACTGGTTCACGTCACGCTGCAGGGATGCCTCCCACTCGCCCCAGAACAGGGACTCATGGTCGATGGCGTGGTTGACGAACTCGGGGTAGTGGAACGGTTTGTAAGTCGTAGAGACTTCCGTTAGAGATGGCACATTTCCTCCTTAATAGCTTCAACACAACTCTCACAGAGGATTACTGGCCCACGCGCGGTCTTTACGACTACCGCGCTCTCAACGTGTGGCTCTATCTTTCCCTCACATCCACGACATTTTCCGGGCATTCCTAACGGGCGAACTTCGACGTTCTTCAGCCTTGACATGCTAGGCATTCCTCCTCTGCGTTGAAGTCTTTCAGTGCTTTGCGCTCGATCTTCTGGCTGACCTTGTCCCCACTGAACCCGGCATCGGTGCGCAGGTAGTACACGCCCTTGAGTCCCCGCTGGTACGCCATGAGGTGAACCTCGTTGACGTAGCGGCGCTCGGAACCGAACGGGAAGTACAGGTTCAGGCTCTGGCCCTGGCAGATGTGCTCCTGGCGATCAGCAGCGAGGTCTACGACCCACCGCATGTCCAGCTCGAAGGCGGTCTTGAAGACCTCCTTGTCGTACTCGTCGAGGAAGTCCAGGTGCTGGACCGACCCTTTGTGCAGGATGATCGACTGCCAGACCTCGTCGGTGTTGTGGCCGAGGGATTCCAGCAGCGCCTCAAGGTGCGGGTTCTTCACCAGATGGGAACCAGCACGGGTGCGCTGGGTGAAGGCGTTCGAGCGCAGCGGTTCGATGGACGGACTGGTGCCGCAGATCAGGCCGCTGTTGGCGTTCGGTGCGATGGCCAGCAGGTGGCTGTTGCGACGGCCAGTTCCCACCATGTCCGGTGCCTCGCCGCGCTCCAGGGCCAGCTCTTGGCTTGCCTCAATGGCGTCGGCCTGGATCTTGGCGAAGATGCGGCGGTTCATGGACTTGGCGATGACCGACTCCCACGGCACCCGCTTGCTCTGCAGCAGGGAGTGGAAGCCCATAGCGCCCAGACCAATGGCCCGTTCACGCATGGCCGAGTACACCGCACGGCTCATTACGTCCGGGGCGTGCTCGATGAAGTAGTCCAGCACGTTGTCGAGGAACCGAACCCAACGATGCACGAAGCGCGGGTCTTTGCTCCACTCGTCGAACTTCTCAAGGTTGATCGACGAGAGGCAGCACACAGCCGTGCGCTCGGCGTCGGTCGGTAGGTGAATCTCGTTGCACAGGTTTGAGCCATGGATTCGCAGCCCCAGGGCGCGTTGGGCCTCGGGCAGCGCACGGTTCGCTGTGTCGATGAAGTTCAGGTACGGCTCGCCGGTACGGAAGCGAACTTCGAGGATCGACTGCCACAGTTCTCGCGCATCCACTGTTTCAACCACAGCGCCGCTATGAGGGCAGCGAAGCTCCCAAGATCGACCAGCGAAAACAGCAGCCATAAAGTCATCGGTGATGTTGATCGCGTGGTGGATGTTGAAGCACTTGCGGTTCACGTCACCCCCGGTTGGGAGGCGAATGTTCATGAACTCGACGACATCTGGATGGGAAATCGAGAGGTACGCCGCATAGGAACCCTTGCGGGTCTTGCCCTGGCGGAACCCTTCGACGGCGCTATCGGCGATCTTGATGTGCGGCAGCGGGCCGACCGACTTGTCGGACACAGCACGCACCAGATCCCAGTGACCGCCGACACCACCGCCCATCATGGACAGCCAAGCCAGCTCGACCTGATGCTGCACCAGACCCTCGCGGGTATCCGGTACGAACGACAGGAAGCAACTGATCGGCATGGCCTTGGGCAGCTCGCCCGGCATGGGGGCGTTGCTCAGGATCGGGCTGGAGTACATGGCCCAGCCACGGGAGACATCGTCGTAGATGTCCTGGGCGAACTGCAGGTCTCCCTTGCAGAACGCCAGCGCGGGGCGCGCAAAGGCGCGTTGGAAAGTCTCACCCCCAGAAAGATAAAACCCCCGCAGGAGGTCTCCTGCGAGGGCTGTCAGTCGGGCATCACGCCCATTGTCCAGGGTGAGACCGTGGTAGGTCTCAAGGTGCATCTTTGACGAAAACTCCGTTGATCATCTTTCCGGTTCGGTTCTTGATCTGGTCGTAGGCCGAGGCGAGGCACTGGCCCAAAGTCAGGCCATGCATGTGCGCCTGGATGATCAGGGTCACTACGATGTCCCCGATTGCGTCCTCGATCTCGTCAAGGTCTTTGGCGACGATGCCGGTGAACAGCTCCATGACTTCCTCATGGGTCTTGTCCCACTGGCTAACCGGGGTGGCTTTCGCGAAGATGCCCCGGTCCTGCGCCCACTGGAGTACGTTGGCTTCCAGGCTCTCGATCATGCGGCCACCCCCTTCGGAAACAGGTAGGCATGGACCGCTTGCTCAAGACGGAGCAGCTTCTTCTCGTACCACTCGGCCTTCTCCAAGTCCTGCAGTCCGGCCTTCTTCTGGTAGCGCCAGCGGTACTTGAAGGAGTTGCCACGCAGGTAACCGCGTAGTTCCTCAATGGTCATCATCGAGACCATGGCCTCGAAGCACTCGATGTTGATGCCGTCCACGTCCTCGACGAGGGCACCGCGTACAGCGGCAAGCATGGGGTCGATCTTCCCCTTGTAATGGCCAGGGTGGTTGACCATGTCGATCACGGATTCCATAGCTTCACCTTCTTGGTCTTGAAGTCGTAGTCGGATGCCCTGCAGATGCGGGCCACGCGGGCCTGAACGAGGGCTTCTTCTTCGGAGAGACCGGCCTTGGCGAACGCCTCGACGACCTTCTCCCAGGCGCCTTGTACGTCGAAGAACTGGTCGTGCTTGGTCTCGTGGGCGAACGGCAGGAGGATCTTGTCGGCCTTGGCCGGGCCGATACCTGGGCAGCCCTTGTAGCCATCGGTGATGTCGCCGGTCAGGGCTTGCTGCAGGTGGTGGTAGTTGGCTTGGTGCTCGGTGACCTCGAACACGCCCAGCTCGGTGCGGTGGGTGTGGAAGTGCAGACCGGGGATGGTCTTGAGGTCTTTGTCCTTGGTGATGATGACCTTGCGGCCCTTGAGCTTCGGCCATGTGGAGAGGATGCCGAGCACGTCGTCAGCCTCCAGGCCCGGACGGATGAAGGTCTCGAAGCTCTCCTTGAGCTGCTCCTTGAGCGGCTTGAGGATCATCGGCTTGCGCTGGCCGACCCGGTTCTCCTTGTAGGAAGGGAGCACCGAGTTGCGCCAGTTCACGTCATCCGTCAGGGCCACGATGATGCGGTCGGCGTTGATCGCATCGGCCACCTCATGCACCCGGTCGACCACCCGGAGTCGGCCCTGGTCTTCCCACGCATGGAGAGTCCAGAGGCCGTCACCCCAGTGGATCGGCTCCTCGGCACCGGCAGCGATCTCATAGGCGAAGATGTCGCCGTCGATCAGCGCGATGGTTTCAGTGGACATCACGGCCTCCAGGAAACGGGATGACGTTGTCGCCCTGGACTGCAACAGGCGGGAACACCACGCGCTTGAGGTCTTCCAGCACGAACGCAAGGCCAGCCTTCAGGGCGTTCTGGCCGACTTCCTCCTGGGCCTTGTCCAGGGCTTCGCTGAGGCGGATCAGGTCGGTCACACGGGCGGTAACCGGGTCTTCGATGCCGCTCAGATCAAGGTTCAATTCATCCACTGGTGGATTCCTCCAGACGTGTCAAAGCCGCCCAGGAGACTGGGAACAGCGGTTCGATGATTGAGCCGACCTCCTGGGCCAGCACTTGAATCTCGTGCTGGGCGTGCGGGTCGGTGCGTTTCAGGTAGAAGTTGGCGAAGGCGTACAGGTTGCCAGTCCAGATCCAGTTCACCTCGCAGCCTTGCGGCAGGATGAAGCGGGCCTGTTCGGGGCAGACACCGTCACGGATCATGTCCTCGTACAGCTTGATGGCGTACTCGCCAGCCAGCCGGTACTCCTTGCGCCACTCATGGCTGCGCGGGTGCTCACCGGCAGAGCCTTGCTTGGCCGAGCCTTCGGGCTTGCTGCGGAACACGGACGGGATGTACAGCTCAGGCGTGGAGCTGATGTACCGGCGAGACTCCTCGTTCTCCACCAGACCCTGCTTGTGCTTGAAGCATTGGGTGCGGATCGGCACCGGGGCTTGCATCCGCAGGGTGATGCCGGTGTGGGCGAAGGGAGTCCAGTGGTCGTGCTTGGCGAGATAGCGGATCAGGCGCTGGTCGTCGGCCTTGGTGGTTGGCCCTCGGAGGCCGGTAGCTACCAGCTCCTCGAACTCGTTGCCTTCCTCATCGACGTAGACGTGGCTGCTGATCTTGTCGAAGCTGACCCGAGCGGCGTTTACCACGCTCAGGTCGTCGCCCATGTGGTCAACGTACTGCGCTCTCACTGCTGCTCCTCCTCATCCTCCTCGTCGTCGCCAAAGGTCGAGCCGATCATTGCGCCGATGACCCCCCAGGTAATGGCGGTGCTGACTGCGGAGCTGGCGTCATCGGTGGTTGAGCGAGTGGTGGAGCTGGTGGTGGTCACGGTCGAAGCGGTGGAACGTGGGGCCACCTGGGGCTTGGGCGTGTAGACCGGCTTCGGGGTTGGTGCCATGCGAACCACAGGGGCAACGCGGGCAGCCGGTGCCGCGAAGCCACGGGCTTGGGCCGGGCCAGCGACCAGGGCGACAACGATCAACAGGGTGGCGATCAGGTTCTTGAACATCAGGATTCTCCTCCGGTGTACTCCAAGAGAGCGCGCCCCGCTGGGGTAACGCGCCAGTGTTTGCTGTAAAGCCCATGGCCAGCATGGGTGGTCAGTAGTCCTCGGCTTGCCAGCTCGGCCACGCGCACTGCGTTCTCCCGTGCGTAGTTGCTCTGCACGGTGAATGGCTCGATGTAGGCTCGCTGCAGGACGATCAGGGTCTTGCGGTTCATCAGTGGCACTCCGCCCAGTTCGTGCCGGTCTTGGCCTCACCATCCAGTGGGCACCGCCAGTTGAAGTCGCGGCCCGCTTGCTGGAAGGCCCACACGGCTACCTGGGCAACTTCGTCTGCGATCTCCTTCCTGGCCTGGAGCTGGTACTCGTCGTGAACGTGGGCCAACATCGCCCAGTCCTTGCCGAAGACGTATCCACGAGTGGATAGCTCCCGATACAAGTTGACCGTGGCTTGTTTAACCAACAGGGCACCGGCTGATTGCAGGAGGGTGTTGAGGGCGGCGTGGTCGGATCGGATGTGCAGGTGTCGCCCGTCGATCCCGACGAGGTAGCCCCGCTTTTTCACGGCTGACGCAACGTCTTCGCGTAGCCGCTTCAATGCGGGGGTGCGTTTCAGGAAGTTCTCCTTGAGCTTCTTTCCTTCCTTCGCACCCTTGCCAACGATCTGCCCGATCTTCTCGTCGCCAGCCCCGTAGAGGTAGGCGTAGATGAACGTCTTCGCGTTATCCCGAGTGGGCAGACCGGCTGCCTTCTGGTTCTCCGTGTGGATGTCACCTTCGAGCAGAACCTTGGCGTAGGCTCCCCCGTCATACCGCGCCATGTAGTGGGCCAAGCAGCGCAGCTCAAGGCCCGAGGCGTCGGCACCGATCTGGACGTAGCCAGGATCAGCACCGAACAGTGCCCGACACTCCTTGCCGAATGGGGCGCGGACTGACGGCACCTGGGCGACGTTGGGGTGGCTGTGGGTACAGCGCCCGGTCACGGCACCGATGGTGTTCACCGAGCCGTGGATGCGCCCCTTGCGCTCCAGCTTGAGCCAAGCCTGGTTCCCCTCGGCCAGTTGCCCGATGCGCTTCTCGATCAGGAACCGACGAGCCAGGAGCTTGGCCGCTGGGTACGGCAGCTTGGAGAGCACCGTCTCGTCGACCTTTGGTTGGCCGCTATCGGTGAACTCCTTGGGCTTCCAACCGTACAGCTTGGTCAGGCGGTCAGCGATCTGCAGTCGGCTGGCGGGGTTGAACTCCTGCAGGGTGATCTTGCAGTACGGAACCCCGGCCTCAATGCCCTGGGTACGGTTCGGGCGCTTGGGCATGGCGACCCCGGCGTTGACGTACCAGGGCCGGAAGGCACCTTTGAGTTCCGCGTCCAGCTTCTCCCGCTCGGCCACCAGGGTGGTGTACAGAGCAGCGGCTGCCTGGGTGTTGAAGGCAAACCCGTGGCGCTCTTGCAGACCGATGATGAAGGCGAACCAGTGCTCCAGCTCGACGGCGCGCTCGGCCACTTCCTTGGACTGGATCTTCTTCCACAGCGCATCGGTGACCTCAACGTCCTGCTCGCAGTACGTCTGCATCTCAGGCATCCAGACCTGCCAGTCCGAGGTCTTACCGAACTCACCCTTGTAGACCCCGAGGCGGTAGCCCCAGGCTTCCAAGGAGTGGGAGCCTCGCAGCTTCCCTGGCAGTTTCCCCTTGCGGATCAGGCCGGTGTCCCGGTCACCGATCTCCGGCCAGATCAGGCGGGTCAGTACCAGGGTGTCACGCAGCCGTTCGAGCGGGATGTCGAACCAGGGGTAGACCTGCTGCAGCGCGGGCATGTCGAACTTGATGATGTTGTGGCCGACCGCAAGGTCAGCCTCCATCAGCCAAGCCAGCCCCTCTTTGATGGGCGAGTAGCCCGGCTGGTCAGCGAAGGAGCCACGCTCCCCGGTGGTTGCGTCCTTGATCACGAGGGAATGGACGCGGTCGAGCTGGTGTAGCAGCCCGTTTGTTTCACAGTCGAACTCAAGGGTCTTCATCTGGGCCTCTCATGGGAGTACCTATGCGCTAGTGGATAGTTAGAAATCCGGCTTTTCCTCCCAAGGCAGGTCGATGCCCTCCTGGGTGGTGGCCGGGGTGTCGTCGAAGCCGTAGTCGTCGGCGGTCTGGGCGATCTCGAACAGGCGACCAGTCTCTTGGTCGTAGCCGAGGCTCAAGGTGTGGCCGGTGGACTGGCCGGTGTAGCGGTCTTTGAGGATGCGGAAGGTGGTGGTCTGCCGTTCCTCCTCATCCTCGGCTTGCTGGTTCCGCTCCAGGCCGAACATGAAGTACGACCAGAAGCCGATGGCCCGGCTGCCCTTGAAGTGGCGGATCATCACGCGGCCACCTTCCTCGTGAGGCTTGCCCTCCGGGGTGGACAGGTGGCTGACGAAGTGGATGATGCAGCCCAGCTCGTTGGCCAAGCCCGCCATCTCCTTCATCAGTTGCTCGATGGATTCCTTCTCGTTCGAGGTGTCGGCCATCGCCGTGAGATGGTCGAGGTAGATGTGCCTGATGCCCAGGCTGACCACCATGAAGCGGATCTTGGACTTGACCGCATCCCACTCGGTCTCGCCCCAGGAGTCGTAGAAGGTGACCTTACCTTTGAGGTTGGCCACGGCTGTCTTCAATTCCTCGGGAGTCCAGCCAGCATCCGGCACATGGAAGCGCCGACCGGCGATCTTCCCGGCCACGCGCTTGGCGGTCTCGACCGGCTTCTGTTCAAGGAAGATGACGCCGACATGCTCGCCCAGCTCGACCACGTCGAAGGCGATCTGCTGGGTCATGAAGTCGGTCTTGCCCACGCCAGTGCCAGCGCCGATGGCGTACAGCTCACCCTCGCGGCGACCGTAAGTCAGCTTGGTGAGGGACTCGAAGCACCAGGGCTTGCCCCATTCGATGGGCTTCTCGACCTCGTCGAGGATGTCGTCGATGGAGACCAGCCCGTCAGGCCGGTACTCCTTCGCGTTCCAGATTGCCTGGATCACCTCCTGGCCACGGCCAGCTACGAGCATGTCGTTCGGGTCTTTGAGCGGGAGGCTGGCGATCTTGGCCTTGCCTGGGGGCAGCAGCTCGGCCACCTTGATGGCAGCTTCGCGGCCCGGCTCGTCCTGATCGAACATCAGGATGACCTCCTCGAAGGTGAGCACCCATTCGAGGTTCTCCTTGATGGAGTTGGCTGCGCCTTGAGCGCCGTTGGGGATGGACACCACGGGCCATTTGTTGCCCTGGAGCTGGCTCACGGTGAGGCAGTCGATCTCGCCCTCGGTGATGACCAGCTTCTTGCCGCCTTCGCCCCACAGGTGCTGGCCGAACAGGGCCACGCCTTTGAACTTGCCCCTGGTGGTGAAGGACTTGTCAGCGAACCGCACCTTCTGGGCGATGACCTCGCCTTCGGTGTTGCGGTACGGGGCCACTTGGACGGTCTGCTCTTTGAACTCACCGACGAAGTAGCCGAACTTCTTGCAGGTCTCCTCTGTGATCTTGCGTTTGCTTAGTGCCCGGTACTCTCCGAAGGGCACCAGTTCTTTCACTGCTGCCACTTGCTGTTTACCTCTGGGTGTTGAGTCCGACGCCTCCTCGTTGAAGTTCTTCCCGCACGAGAAGCACTTCCCCCAACCTTTGTCGTTGATCGAGTAGGCGTCAGAGGATTGGCCAC